AAACGTGGAAGGGCTGCTGAACTCGCCGGGCTTCGACACGATCTACGGCGCGTCGAAAACGCTTGACCCGCGCAACTACATCGGCGGCACCGACGCGGCAGGCTCGAAGGCGCGGCTCGGTCAAGTTGATGCGCAGGCGTTCCAGAGTTCGATTCAGAGCATGCGCGGGCTCGGCGCGCTGTCGAACGCGGAAGGCATGAAAGTTTCGGCGGCATTCACGCGCGCCACCGATCAGAATCAAAGCGAGGAAGACGCACGAGTAGCGTGGAACGAAGTGCTGGAAGGACTCACGCTCGCAGAGGAGCGACTGCGCACGGGCGCGACGTTGCGTCCCGATGCATCCGCACCACCGGCGCGAGCTGCTGCTCCGGCCGGCCAACCCTCCGACGATGAACTGCTGAGGCTTTATGGCGGAAGCTGATGTCCAGCGCTGGATGACGGTACTGCGTAACGCGCACGCAGCAGGCGATACAGCAGCCGCGCAGCGTGCCGCTCAACGCGTGCGTGAGTTGCAGGCTCCCGTCGCTCAGCGCACCGGGCCCGATCCGTTCGCCGGTGACGATCTGCTTTCTGACCAAGCAATGTCGAAGCTCGCCGCCGGCGAGGACAGCACCGTTACATCGTCGTCGCAACCTTCGGGATATCTCAGCGAAGTGAGTGCAGCGGCGAGGAAGGCAAATACCGCGGACGGCTCAGCGCCAGTGGGCACGCTGGAAGCGCTCGGCGCACTCGTGTCCGGAGCGATTGCCACGCCTATCGCCAGCGTCGCTGGAATCGGCGCCGAAGCTGCTCGGGGCGCCGGACTGACAGATGCCAAGGGGGAAGATACTGCCGCACGCGTGCAGAACGCTCTCACATATCAGCCGCGTGGCCAGAGCGGCAAAGCGCAGTTAGGCCTTGTTAGCGCGGTTACGCAGCCGATTGCGGACTCTGGTGCAGATGTCGCGCTCCTGCCGCTCGCCGCAGAGGCACCGCTATGGCGAGCAACGCAGCGACAGCGATTTGATGCTGGATTGCGCGAAAAGATGCGAGAAAGGATTCCATCGACTGAGGAGTTGACGGATGCCGCACGGCGGGCATATCAGTCGAGCAAGGATGCTGGGATCGTCGCGGAGCCCGAGGCGTATACAACGACGCTAGGAAAAGTGCGCTCCATGGTCATGGAGGAAGGTATCGATCCGACGCTGCACCCGAAGTCGAGCGCCGTCATGAAGCGCCTGGAGGAGGCGAACGGCAAGCCCCTCACGCTTCAGGAAGCCGAGACTCTGCGTAAGATCGCGCTCGACGCAGAGGATGACCTGAACCCGGTCACTCGCGAGCCGACGCCCGATGCTCGTATGGCTGGGAAAATCGTGGATGAATTGGATGATTCGCTCGATGCGCTGAGCGCCAATGCGCCTGCGCGAGCGATGTATGCACGCAGCCGAAGATCACAGCTGCTCGACCGCATGATTCATCGTGCGAAGATCAAAGCGGAGGCGAACTACACGCAGGCCGGCGAGGAACACGCGCTTCGACAGGAATTCAAAAACCTCGCGATCAATCCGCGCAGGATGCGCGGCTTTACGCCTGAGCAGCGCGCCGCTATCGAGAAGGTTGCAATGGGCGGTCGACTCGAAAACGCCATGCGTAATCTCGGCAAGATGGACCCGACGAAAGGCGGCATGGCTGCATTTACCGGCAGTACCCTCGGGCTGCTTTCTGGAGGCCCGTTCGGTTTGGCAGTTCCGGCGGCGGGCTTTCTTGGGAAGCGAGCAGCCACGCGTATGACCATGAAGAATGTGGACCGGGCACGCGAGGCTCTAGTTGGCCGTGAAGCTGCCGAAGTTCCGCCGGTCGAAAAACCCGCCTCGGCGCCAGCGGCGATGGAGGGCGAGTTGATGCCTCGCGCGCCGCTCGCGCTGCCGGCACCAAACATCGTGGCCGGATCGCGCAGCGCACCAGGCACGGCATATGCGCGTGAGCAGATGGGACTCACGCCGGATGTGGAGCAGGCCGGGGCGCTACATCCTGGTGCGGCACGGGAAATGATCCCGAGTGATCGAGCGCCAGCGCTCGATCAGCGCGCACCGATTCCGAGCTATCCGCCAGCGCTACCGTATCGAGCGGCTCCGGCCGCGATCACGGATCAGCGACCAATGATCATCGATGCACAAGGCCGAGTGGCGCCGAATGCCGAAAAGCTACGGGAATATTTGCAGGCCACTGGACAGGATCGTATGCAGAACGTGCGTCAGCCGAGCGCGGAGCCGGTGAGCCGTCCGTTTGGGCTGGTGGACGCCCCGCAATCGCCGGCCGTTACCAATCCGGGTAAACGTCGGTCGGCGGCTCAGATCCTGAAGGATATGCAGCGAGTTGATGACAAGGCGAAACGTCTGCCGAAGAATGAACCGCTGGATTCTCCTCGGGTTCAGGCGCTGGCTGCCGACTGGGCACGATTCCGTGACGAATTAGCTCGCGTCGAATCTCGCGCTTCAGCTCGAAAAGCTTCAGATTGAGAACGTCACCCATGATCTACGAATATCTCTGCTCGGATTGCGGCAAAAAGCAGGAAGCATTTCGCACTGTGGCCAACCGGAACCGGTCCCCGCGGTGCTGCGGGAAGGCTACGAAACGCATCATAAGCGCCAGCCATCACATCGCGCCACTTTTCACACCGTACCGGGCGGTCGGGGAGGAATACGGCAGGGTGATTCGGTCCCGTCAGGAGCACCAGAGCTACCTACGCCAGCACGGCTATGTGGAAATCGGAAACGATCCGTCGATGGCGCCGCCGCCGGTCGATCCGGACCGTGAGGCGGCGAAACAGCGCGAAACTCGCGAGGCGCTGGATCAGCTGAAATATGCGCCGGCAGACGCCGCTGCCTGAGAACGGACAAAATTGTCGTTCTGATTCACGTCCGCTGGGTGTAATTAAGCGGACGTGCCAAACGACACGTCTCTACGCGATGAACTCTCAGCCGGCTTCGATGGCGCGGGCGATGACCCGTCGGCCGCCGATCCCGGCGCAGCAGCGGCAGCACTCTCTGAAGGCGCGGCTCAGCCGCCAGCCCAGGGAGCCGGCGGCGAACTCGCGGCACTAGAGGCCCCGTCTCACTGGCCCGAGGCTGACCGCGGCCTGTTCGGTAAAGCATCACGCGAGCACCAGCAAAACTGGCTCGATCGCGAGAAGCGATATCAGACTGGCTACGACAAAGTCAGCCAGCAACTCGCGCAGTTCAAGCGCGACCGAGAATCCTACGACGAGATTTTCCGCGACATGGATCGCGACCTCGGACTGTCCGGCATGAGCCGGCAGCAGTTCGTGTCGCAGCTTGTCCAGTGGAACAACTATCTCTCGAAAGATCCGCTCGGCGCGATGCGCGCGATGGCTGAACGCATGGGAGTCGATCTCAAGACTCTCACCGAAGCCACTGCACAAGATCCACAGCTTTCCGGTGTACGCAAAGAGGTCGAGACGCTGAAGCAGCACCTCTCCTCACAAGAGCGCGCCCGGCAACAGGAAACGTTCCGCTCGAACCTGTCGAGTGTCGAACGCTTCGCATCCGCGAAAGGCCAGGACGGCAAGCCTCTGCGTCCACACTTCGATGAAGTTGCGAGCGATGTGATCCAGCTCATCCGAGCTGGCGAGCGTGACCTCGAAGTCGCCTATAACAAGGCGTGCCGCATGAACGAGAAGGTCTGGGAAAAGATCCAGGCCGAGCAGGCGGCAGCGACGGCAAAGCAGCAGGAAGACGAGCGGAAAAAGCGCGTGGATACGGCACGTCGTGCCGCGGTGGGAACTTCTGGCGAGAGCACGGGAACGACTCAACCCAAATCACTGCGCGAGGATCTGGAGTCGGCCTTCTCAAGCTGGCCGAACTGATCTCGCGCGACCATAAGGAGTCGCCGCTGTGCCGAGTCCCAATCTCTCCGAAATCGTCACCAGCACCCTGCGCAATCGCTCGGGTGAAACCGCCGACAACGTCAGCAAGGGCAATGCTCTGCTGTTCCGTTTGAAGGAAAAGGGCGCGTGGAAGGCCGTCTCAGGTCGCACCATCGTGCGCGAGCTGGAATATGCCGAGGGCCGCTTCCAGTGGTACTCGGGTTATGACCTGCTCGACATCTCGCCGGCCGATGTGCTGACCGGCGCCGAATGGAACTGGGCGCAGGCCGCCGGCATCGTCTCCGCGTCGGGGCTCGAAATCGATGTCCAGAACACCGGCAAGGAGCAGGTGATCGATCTCTTCGAGACGCGTATCAAGAACGCGCAGAAGACGATGAAGAACCAGCTCAACTATGGTTGCTGGTCCGACGGTACGGCCTACTCGGGCAAGATCGTGGGCGGCTTGCAGTTGATGGTTGCGGATAATCCGGCGACCGGTACGTTTGGCGGCATCAACCGCTCGAACTTCACGTTCTGGCGTAACCAGTTCTACCGCGCGACGGCGGATGGCGGCGCGTCGCTCTCGGCGGCGACGATCCAGCGCTTCCTGAATGCGCTGACGCTTCGCTGCACGCGTGGCACGGACAAGCCTGACCTCTACCTTTCGGACGCCGTGAACTACGGCTACTACTGGGATTCGCTGCAGGCGATCCAGCGCATCACGAAGGAATCCAACGGCAAGGCCGGCGCGGGCTTCCGCTCGCTCGACTACGCCGGCCAGGACTTCGTGTACGAGGACTCGACCGGCATCCCGGCTGAGCACACGTACGCGCTGAACACGGATTACATCCAGCTCTGCTACGCGAAGAAGCGGAACTTCACTCCGTTGCCGGAAGACCGCGCGTTCAATCAGGACGCGTTCATTCAGCTCATCCTGTGGGCGGGCCAGCTCGTTGCGACGAACTGCTCACTGCAGGGCGTGCTCTACGACAACGCTTAAGGAGCACTCGCCATGTTCATCACAGGCATGAAAGTTGACGCCGTCCACACGTCCCCGCAGTTCGCCCCGGGCGTCAAGGGAATGGACTACCGAGGGAACATCTACAAGTACGTGCAGTACGAGACTGGCGCTGGCGCGGTTGCCGCTGTCGCTGGAAACGTTTGCTACTACTACGCAGCCGGCGGCGCCTCTGCGGGCGATACGACGAAGGTCACTTCGGATCTGTCGGATTCGTCCGAGGTCGGTGCAGGCATTCTGCAAGCGGTGCTCGCAGATGGTGAATACGGTTGGATCCAGATCAAGGGCCCGGCCACGATCACGCCCGCGCTTACCGCTGGCGCCGATGGCGATCCGCTCACGCCGACCGGTGCCACCGATGGCACGCTCGACGTGACGGCAGCTACGACCGATGCAATCTGCGCGTACGCGATCGACGCGTCCGCGAAGATCATCCTTTGCGACTTCCCGTTCTGAGGTGAGCCATGCCGGCCGAGCGCAAGAAATATTGGCGAGAAGGTGACAAGTGGTTCTGCGAAACCTCGTTCTGGCACGAGGACACGCAGAACTGCTCGACCGCTGTCGTGCGCGAAGTGGCTGAGAGTGAGGTGCCGGCGAAGTTCAAGCCGGCGCCCGCTCCTGTCGAAACATCCGAGCCCGCACCGCCCGCTGATGTACTGATCGCAGCTGCAGCTCCGCTAGGCGAGACGCTGTTGCCGTTTGGCGATGCCGCGGCCGTCATCGGTGCATCCACTGCAGAAACCACGGAGACGCCGTGAGCGCCCAACCCGAATTCGATCCCGAAGCCTTCCACGCTGGCGCGCGCTCCGAGCGTGAGTTTCTGCGTCAGTACGTCCCACAGGACGACGACGAAGGCGTGATTGCGAACTTCGAGCGAGTGCGGGAGCACCAGCCTTTCGAGTCGCAGGAGAAGGGCACCGACATGTACCGCGATGTCGACTACGTTCGCATTCGCGTGCGTGGTAACGACAAATTGGAAGTGCACCGGCGCGCGACCGAGCAGGACAAACGCCGCTTTCCGTTCGCCTGGCAGCAGTATCAGCTCGGCAAAGAGCAGTCCGCGCGCGGCACGCCGTTGGATGAGATCGGCATCGCCTCGTCTCTGCTGCCGGCCTATCACGCGAAGAACGTGTTCACCGTCGAGGATCTTGCTCGCGTCGATGACGGCAATCTGCAAAATTTGCCGGCGGGCTCTCGCGAATTTCGTCACAAGGCTCGTGAACGCGTCCAGCTCAAGCAGCGCGCAGAGGGCAGCGATCAGCTGGTCGAGCAGAATCGGCAATTGATCGAGCAGAACGCGAAGCTCGCAGATCAAGTCTCGCGCCTGCTTGCGCGGCTTGAGGACTCGGACGACGGCGGGAAGCAGCCGGGCAAGAAGCAGCCGGGCAAGAAGCAGCGGTCAGAGGATGCCTGATGTCGCTGCTCACGGTGTGCCAGGCGGTCGCGCAGGACGCGGGATTCGATTCGCCTGCGAGCATCGTCGGCAACCCTGACGAGAGCGCGATTCAGCTGCTCGCGCTCGCCAATAAGGCGGGCGAAATTATCGCTCGCAAGCCGTGGCAGAACCTGCAGAACGAATACACGTTCTCGACGGTCGACGGCACTGAAACCTACGCGTTGCCGGCCGGCTATCGCTCGTTCATCAATGATACCGCGTGGGATCGCACGAACTACTGGACACTGCGCGGGTCGCTCTCGCCGCAGGAATGGCAGGCGCGCAAATCTGGCGTGATGGCGCAGTCGCCGCGCAGCCGTTTTCGCTTGAAGGGCAATCTCATCTACATCGATCCGGTGCCGGGCTCCGCGCTCGATCTGGTGATCGAATATCTTGATAACCGCTGGGTGCAGTCGGAGGAAGGCGAGCGATTCACCGCTTTTCAGGCCGATACGGACACAGTGCGCTTCGATGAGTTCCTGTTGCGGCTGGACCTCACCTGGCGTTTCCTCGCTCGCAAAGGACTCGCGTACGCCGAGGAGAAAGAGGAGGCCGAGCGGCAGATCGATCTCGCGATGGGTCGCGATACACCTTCGGTGCCGACGAATCTCGCTGGTGATCGCAGCATCTGGCCGCCATTGCCGACCGTGCCCGTCACAGGCTACGGGTCGTGATCATCGTTCCTCGACGCCCACCGATCAACCGGGCGCAGAAAGCGATGCCGGAGGCTGTTCCGTCGCCCATTGGAGGATGGAACACCCGCGACTCGATCGATGCCATGGATATCGTCGACTCGATCTCGCTCGACAACTGGTTCCCTGGTCTTGGCTCCTGCTGGATCCGCGGCGGCTCGGGAGAGTACGCCTCCGATCTCGGAGGTGCTGTCCGTATGCTCTCGGAATTCAATGCGGGCTCAGCCCGAAAGTTTCTTGCCGGAGCGAACGGGAACATCTGGGACATCAGCGCGGCCGGCGCGGGCGTCTCGCTCGATAGTGGCTTTACCTCGGACGAGTGGCAGACGGCGCAGTTCGACGATGCCTCTGGCGGCCCGCGCATGGGCCTCGTCAACGGCGCCGATGATCCGCAGCAGTATGACAGCAGTGCGCTTGCTGCGATGACCATCTCAGGCACCGGACTTACGCCCTCAACCTTGAACGGCATCCATATCTACAAAGGCCGCTCGTATTTCTGGAACGACCGTACTCAGGATTTCTGGTACTCGGCGACCAATGCGCTCGGCGGCGCGCTGACGAAATTCCCGCTCGGTCGCGTGCAAGGCTCGGGCGGCAACCTGATCGCCATGGGCACGTATTCCGAGAGTTCCGGCGACGGTCCGAACGATCGCGCAGTGTTCCTCATGAGTTCGGGCGATGTGTTCCTATACCAAGGCTCGGATCCAGGCTCGACCACCGATTGGGCGATCTGCGGTCACTTCAAACTCGGTGCGCCGATCTCGAAACGCGCGGTAAAGAAGGTCGGTGCGGACCTGATCATGGTCACAAAGGCAGGTTATATCCCGCTTGCGACCGTGCTCAGCGCTGGCCGTCTCAACGAGCAGCAGGCGTCAGGAAAGATCCGCGGCGCCGCGCTCGATGCGACCCGACAGTTCGGCTCGCTCACCGGGTGGGATCTGATGCACTACCCAACGCGCAATCAGCTTATCGTGAATGTGCCGACTAGCTCGGGATTCGTGCAGCACGTCATGAACACCGAAACCAATGCATGGTGTCGCTTCACGGGCCTCGCTGCGCAGTGCTGGGCGCTCTACAACGATCTTGCCTACTTCGGCACCGCCGACGGCACCGTGCACCTCTATGACACTGGATATAACGACGCGGGCACGCCGATTCAGGCGGACGGCCAAACGGCCTGGAACTACATCCGCGACCGTCGAGCGCTGAAGAAGGTCACCGCGATTCGCACGCTGATGCGTATGAGCGGCGGCCAGTCGTCTTATGCGGTGGGCGTCGGCGTCGATTTCAAACGAGTTCCGCTCGGCGCACAGATCAACATCGCTGCACCGAACACGGCGGCGTGGGATTCCGCGAACTGGGACGCGGCGCAGTGGGCAGATGAGAGCACGACGGTCAGCCGCTGGAATTCAGCGAAGGGCCTCGGCTACGCGCTCTCGACGCGACTCGCCATCGCATCCTCGCAGCAACGCATTGAGTGGCTATCGAACACGTACCTCGTCGAGCGGGGTGGAGTGCTATGAAGAAACTGATCGCATCCGGATTCCTTGGCGGTTTGCTCGCGATCATTGGCCTCTCGCTGATGGCGCCACGGGACGGCAACGGTGCCTACTCGCTGCCGGCCGGCAATCCCGTCGTTTCGGGAACGCCGATTTCCTCGAGCTGGGCGAATACCACCCTCAGCGATCTCGCCACTGCGATGGCGAGCTCCATCGCGAAAGATGGACAGACCGTGCCGACCGCGAATCTCCCGATGGGCGGATTCAAGCATACGAACGTTGCCGACGCGACGGCCCGCAATCAGTATGCCGCCGCGGGGCAGGTACAAGACGGATCACTGCTGAAGCTGGGCAGCGTCTCCGGCACGAATACGATCACGGGCAATCTCACGCCGGCCATCACTTCGTACGTGGCAGGGATGGCCATAACGCTGATTCCTGCGGGCAACAACACCGGCGCGACGACGCTCGCGGTCAATGGACTCACTGCGCTGGACGTGCAGAAGTTCGACGGCGATGCGCTCGCGAATGGCGACCTCGTCGCCGGCATCCCGGCCGTGCTCGTGCTGGACAGTGGAGCGGACGACTGGATCTTGCTCAACCCGCAGGCTCAGATTGACGATTATGCTCGTCAGTCGCAGTCGAATACGTTCACAGCGGCGCAGACGATCTCCGGCTCTGGATCTTCAATGAAGCTGAAGCTTGTCGCCGCAGATTCGCTCGGCGACAACTACATTGGTTTGTACAGCAATGATGGCACGACACGGCGTGGATACATTGGGAACGGTTCATCGCTGGATAACACTATCCACATCAGCAACGAGGTGAGCGGTGCCGCGATCAATCTTGTAACAACGGGCGGCGGCGCTGTGTTGGCGAACGGCACGGCCATCTCACTGGACGGGCACACGCACGCGGCATCGGACACGACATCCGGCACCTTTGCAAACGCGCGAATCTCATCCTCGAGCGTCACGCAGCATTTGACTGGCGGCGTCGCGATCCAAGCGAATGCCCGAAACATCACAGTCAAGGCCAGTACGACAAAGGTGCTCGTTTCCAATGCTTCATGCCCGCCTGCAGCAAGCGGTGACGACGGGCGAATCACCTACTGCTACTGATGCGCAAATTACTCATATCGCTGCTTATCCTCGTGCTGTCGTTCGCGGCGGCAGCGGATACGTACATTGAAGATTCCGGCACCGTCCGTCGCATCGCCCGAATAACCGTGGAGGATGCAGGCACTGTTCGGACGATTCAGCGCGTGTATGTCGAGGACTCTGGCGTTCAGCGCCTGGTGTACATCTACTACAGCGCCGACATCAGCCCCACCAGCATCAATACGACGTCCAACCCTTCCAGCAGCGCAACTTGCAACGCGATCGGCGGGACCGGTCCCTTTACGTATGCGTGGGCTCGCATCAGTGGCGATACCCGCATCACGGCCAATTCAACGTCATCGTCAGCCACAACATTTTCACGCACCGGATTTGCTCTGTTCGAGGTTGCCTCGGCGACGTTCCGCTGCACCATCACCGATACAGCAACCGGCGATACCGTCCAAGACACGATTGCCGTCACGATGGAGCGATCCGCATGAACGCGGAAGAAATGAAAGCCGCAGTGAAGGAAGGGCTCAAAGAGTGGCTGGACGAGAAGTTCACCACCTTCGGCAAGTGGACGGTCACGGCCATAGCTGCGTCGGCGCTTGTCGGTATCGTGTTTTTCATTCTGTGGGCCTCGGGATGGAAGCAGCCATGAACACGGATTGTCAACCGAGTGACCCGCTATGGTTGACAATCGCCCGCCGCGATCTTGGCATCGAGGAAACGCCAGGCAAGGAAACGACTCCGGCGATCCGCCGCTGGCTCATAGAGCTGGGGGCATGGTGGCGAGACGACGCGACGCCATGGTGTGGTGTGGCTCTCGCGTACTGGATGAAAGAGGCCGGCGCACCGATCCCGAAGCAATACTACCGGGCGCGTGCATGGCTCGATTGGGGCACGGCGCTGAACCAGCCAGCGCTGGGCTGCGTCGTTGTCTTTGAGCGCCGCGGCGGCGGCCACGTTGGCTTGGTCGTCGGTCGCAACGAGCTGGACTATTTGCTCGTGCTCGGCGGCAACCAAGGCGACAAGGTCTGTATCGCCTCCTTTTCGCCCGATCGCGTGCTCGGCTACCGCTGGCCGCTCCTCGATCTGGCCGGCTATCAAGATGCGCTGCCGATGCTCTCGGCGGCGCGTCCAATCAGCACCAACGAGGCATGACCGATGGATATCACTCAAGTCATTCTGTGCATCGCCCTGGTCGCGGCCGGTCTCGTATCGCACTTCGTTTGGCGCCTGAGCCAACTGGAAGACGCCGGGCAGAAGGTCGATGCACGCGCATATCTGATCCAGCACAAGTGGGCGACGCTCAACATGGTGTTCGCGGCATATGGCCTTCTGATCCTCGCGTACTTCACCGGGGAACTTGGCCCGGTCGGCTCGTTCACGTTCGGCGTGGCTGCTGACGCTGCAGCAGAACGCATGCGAATGAAGGCTCGCGCGAAGGTGGAAGAGGCATGATCACCGCGCTTTGGAGTCGTTTCTACGGCTGGGTTCTCGGCGCGGTCGCGGTGCTGGCGGCCGTCGCTGGCGTGTATCTGAAAGGGCGCTCGGCCGGCAAGCGCGTCGAGCAGCAGCGGACCGTGGCGCGTGATCTCGAGCAGGAGCGCGCCAGGGCTGAAACGATACGGGAGGTGCACAATGTCCAAGCTGAAAATGCTCGCCTGCCTGACGCTGCTGTGCGTGAGCGGCTGCGCAACGAATGGCAGCGTGATTGATGCCGCGTGCGACTGGGTGCGTCCGATCATCATCAGCAAGGACGACAATCTCACGATCGGCACGGCTCGCCAGATCCTCGATCATGACGACGCGTGGAAGACGCACTGTGCACCCGTGGTCCGTCCGTAGGCGCAAGCCGAAACCAAGACCGCGGTTTACGGCCGACTCGCCCTCGCGCTGAAGTGCGGCCCTTGCTCGTCGAGCTCGACGCCGTCGAATCCCGCTCGCTTGAGCGCTCTCGTGATCCCGCCGCGCGTCTGTAGGCACGTCGTGCGCTTGTGCACCGGGTGCTTGAATGTGCGGCCGGCGATGTGGAACCACAGTGAGTTTGCCCACACGTAGAATCGGAACAGCCATTTCTTGATCGTGCGCGCCTCCCTGATGCTCGTCAGCTCCATCCGCCATCCATGCAAGCTGATCCACAGCTGGCCGCCCGGCCGCAGCACGCGTCGCGCTTCGGCGAGCGCGCGAGGGATATCCGTGTACGGGATGGCGACCCTACTGTAGACGAGATCGAAGGTCTCATCGTCATACGGCAAAGCTTCGGCGAGGGCGTGTCGCAGGCTGAGATGCGGAAAGCGCTCCATCCCATAGTCGACCGCCTCGGCGTTCACGTCGACACCATGATGAGACCGGGCACCGGCAAACTCCGGGGCGGTCAGTGTCTGGCCGATCCCGCAGCCGATGTCCAGGATGTCGCGGCCGGCGGCGTCGAAGGGCGGGATTTGGCGGTCGGGGTGGTCGGGATCGTGGACGATTCTGAGTTCGTGGAGGTGCTCGCGGATCGCGGGCGAAACCTGGCCATAGTCGACACGCAGGGCGACTTCTATGTGACCCATGGACGCCTCTAAGACTGTTGTTGTTTTCCGGCGGTTTTCAGCCGAAAAATAATGGGTGTCTTAGAGACAGAAGCCTGTAAGGCTGGCTCCCCGGGCCGGACTCGAACCAGCGACCAACGGATTAACAGTCCAACGCCCCTGCCTCTAATTGCCGATGAATCTACCATGAATCCTCTAAGAAAAATCAAGTGCGACTTCCATTTTCTTAGAAATGAGCCTCAAACCCCTATTTTTACCGTACCGGCTGCGTGATCAGCTTCTTGCGGTAGATCGCTTCCATCACCGCATTATGGCCGAGCACCGAATGCTTGGCATCGGTCTGCGCCTTCGCCCTCAGATCCTTAAAGCACCATGGCGACTTCAGCCGCGCCAGCTGGCTGGCAATCCCCGACGTGGTCCACGGCTCTCCTCGAGTATTTGTGAAGACAAGGTCCGCGTCCGGGAATCGAACCGCGGCCCGTTCAACGAAGAAGTGCAGGGCCTTTGACCATTCCTTCAGGTGCGGTTTGCCGGTCTTGCTCTCGACATAGTCGATCCCCTTCGGCGTCAAGTGCTCGGAGCGCTTCCAAGAGATGATATCGGTCTGCCGGGCACCAGAGAGGTAGGCCGATGCAATCAGGTCTTGGAACGGCTCATTGGAGCGCTCGAACACGTCCAGGAATTCCTCATCGGTGACCACGCGGCGCTTGGGTGTCTCGCGGTTCCGAGCGCTACCGCGGCACGGATTCACCTCCACGACCATCTCCCGCAAGCCGAGCTCGAACGCAGCCGACAGGACCGCTATCTCGCGGTTCGCGCGCACGCCACCGCGGCCCCTGCGCCGGCGCATCTCCTTGTAGTGCGCGATGTGGTTCGTCTTGAGAGAGCCAAGCGGCATGTGTCCGAAGTGGTGGTCAAGACGCTTGAGGATATTGAGGTAATCGACTTTCGACGCCTGGGCGAGGTGATCCATGCCGACCGCGCCGTACAGCTTCAGCAGCTCTCCGACGGTTCCAGGCCGGATCGGATCGAGCGCATGGAGTGACCGGAGGAGGGCATTTTCTCCCTCATCGATACGGCTTAACCCGTGCCACTTGTTCTTGATGATCTTGTAGTAGCGCCCGTCCTTTTCGGTGACGCCGGGGATGGTGAGGCCGCAGGTGAGTTGTCCCATGTGGGCATGTCGAAGTTAGGTTCAGTGATCGAGTCGCCGCCGCGATGAAGCGCGCGATCAAGGGCGGCGAGGGTAGTGGATGGATGCCCCTTCGTGTCAACGAAGTATTTGATCCGATTGCGGGCAAGCCACGCCTTCACGGCTCCAGGCTTCTTGGAGCCGGCCAGCGCTTGCAGGGCTTTGAAGTCAGCGATCATAGCTAAACTGATTCAGTCTCCGATGGCATTGCGGCGGCAACCTTCTTGCGGTCGACGCTGTCGGGCAGCCTGCCGTACCTGATCTGAATCAGACAGTCGATGCACAGGTGCTTGCCATCGGTGGTACGCGGTCCATCGATCTGGAACTCCCGCATGTTCCTGAAGCGGAGTCCGACCAAGTCGGCGACGGGTTTTTCATCGCCGCAAATGTCGCAAGAATAGATGTTCCTAAGCACAGCTCACCCGCTAGACGCTGTGCGCCACGATGCTCTTGCACACTGGGCAGGCTATAGAGATGAAATCTCCATCGCGCTGGTCGTAGATCACCTTGCCCTCGTGCTGGGCGAATTCGAACTTGGTCTTGCAGTGCTGGCAGCGCACGGTGTAGACCTTGTCTGTTGGCTTGGTGCCGCGTTCTAGGATTTTCATGGGTGGTAACAAAACTCCACAACGTTGCCTTTGGTATCCCGGCGCTCGCCGCTCAGGCCATCCATTCGACACTGATAGAACTCAAGCCACAGGCGCGTGTCTTCGCCGAACCATGTAGGCAGCAGGGCAAAGCGCCAGTGCCACCAGCGCCAGTCCGATAGCCCGCGCCGCTTCGTGTACCTCATGGAGCAGTTTCCTTGCCCACCGCATCTCGCGGCACAAATAGCTTGCACTGCTCGTTACAGCCGTCTTTGTCGCGAGGGATAAGCGCGTGCAGAAAGCTGTGCTGTTTGTTGCACTCGTCGTAGTTGTGCATCAGATGCAGAAAGACGATCGGACAGTCGCCGTTGCGATCATGAAAGCATTGATCGCAGTACCGCTCGCGGTAGATGTCGTTCGACGTTCCATTAGGGAAATAGCCCATTTGGTTAACCCTCGTTCTCGCTCTCAGATTTTCGTTGTTCCGTCGTCGTGATGCTTGCGAAGGTCGGCGGCCGCAAGCAGCAGGGCCCAGCCCTGCGCCTTCACAGCGTCCACCGCCGCGGCATCACGCCATTCCGCGTTCTCTCGCTCGGCGACATAGCGTCGCGCGAACTTCTCAACGATCTGAGCGGCTTGTTCTGCGGTCATGTGCGATCACCTGATGTCTCGTCGGAGGTGCAGAACGGGCACGGCCTGTCTTCCATCGACCCGTCAGGCATGCGCACGCCGACCAGCTTCCGACCTTCGCAACAGCACGGCTCGGACTTCGTTGGAGCGGGCTCTATATCTCTTTCTCGTTCAAATGCGTCGGCCATGTATGGCGGTTCGAGTTCATAGCCGATGGTCTTGATGATTCCGTAACTATTCCATCGCTTCACCCGTACACGGTCGCCGACCTTCAAATGAGTCGGTCCCGGCGGTTGCGCGGCTCTCTCGGCCCGCAGGTTGTCCTGATTGCGCAGGAAGTCAGGGATAGGGAGCGAATCCTGTTGAGCGTTGCGGAATGCGACGTACTGGTCCGCCTCATTACCATTGCGGAAGGTAGCGACCCACCATGTGCCATCGCGGACTATGTAGCCGCAGGCTGTGCCGATATAGCCGGTGTTTGTAAACACGCCGCTGCGATAGTCCTTCCCGTCGTACTCTTTCGGAGCAGCCGGCGGTTCGTGAGTGCGTCGTTGCTCTGCAAGCTTGAGAATGGTGTCGGTTAGCTTGTCATTCTCCGCCTGTAGCTTCGCGATCTCCTGGTCGGCTTCTTCCATGAACCCTAGTGCATTGGAGTAGCGCAGAGTGTGCATGGCCGGCGAGCCGGTCAGCTCGTACCACACGTCCACGAACCGATCGCGGAACAGCTTCTTCGATGTCAGATCGCTCATGCTGCTGCACCTCGCCGGCTGCTGCCGAACTTGGCCCATTCGTTCCAGTAGTAAGCCGCCTCGCGGCGGGTCGGCGCATAGAACGTATTCGGAGGCATGACCAGCGGGCAGTCATCGCCCGTTGGTGATTCGGCCTCAGTGAGCGAGCACATAACGACGAATGTCACAACGCCTTCGTCGTCCGTGTACTGCCACATCTTCGCCTCGGCTGAACAGAAGCCGCACGGATGCAATGGCTTCGCGCAGTAGGCCACTTGCTTGTAGTCCATGCGCATCGGTTTTGAGGTCATGACGCCTCCAGGTCGCGATGGATATGTTTCCCGTTGGCATCGAAGTAGAATTCCTCGACTCGATCCCCCGGATGGTGCTTGTCACATAATGTCTCAATGACCACGGCCTCTGGGTAGTCGAAGGACAGACGCTTGACGCGCCTAGTCTGCTTGCAGACACGGCAGCGCAGGGTGATGTGCTGATCTGCGGTCATAGCGTCACCTGACTACTACGCAGGACGCACTCATAGCCGCACGACGGACAGATGTGTCGGTACTGCTGGTCCGGCGGAATCCAGAGATGCGTCGGCGGAAAGTGCTCGCTGTCGTGGCAGGGCTTGATGCCCGGCGGAATTGGTTCGAAGCCACCGCGCTTGCCTTTCTGATCTTTGGTCCGTATCTCTTCGCTCACGCGAGATCCTCCGCAGTGATGGCGTATTCGCGGATGTCCTCGACACCGTAGAATCGAACGTCGCAGTGCTTGTCAGCCCACGCGACCAGGAAGGCGGTAAGCTCCGCCTTGGCCTCGTCGGTCACATCCGGGTAGTCATCTGCAAACTCGCCGTGCTCGTCGTAGGCGCGTTCGCCCATGCGCTCGATGATGTTGTCGGCATCATCAATGAACGTGCTTGGTGCATGGCGGACAGGCGTCCCGACATACACAACATCGCCAACTCCCAACTCGTCATTAGAATCGAGCAGATCGCCGAGCGTCTCGTACTCGAAATCGCACTCATCAACTGACCAGCACTGGTCGAGCTTAGAATCATTCGACAGCGGTTCGCTCATGGCTTAGTCCCCAGCAGTACCTTTGCGATGTCGTCGAATACGTGGCCGTCGTGACCAGAGATCAGCTCAGCTATCTCTTGGATAGCGGCATCCAGTTCAGTGATCCTGCGCTCCTGGCCCGCGGCAAACTCAGCCGGCACGGCCAGCTGGATGTTCCCGCCGTACTTGTCGGCGATGTAGAAGATCGCCGCGTCGGTCTTCGGCGTGTCGCTCACAGCGGCCTCCAGTGCGTTGGGGTGTAGTAGACGTACATTGACATGTCAGTAAAGAACCAGAGCCGTCCCTTACGTACCAGTGACTGTTCATTCCGCTGCTTCGGAGTGCCAGCATCGATGCAAGTATCTACAGCGGTACCTTCAGGCGCGGTAGCGATGGGCTGCCATGCCGCCGGATCAGAAGTCAGAGAGTGTTGGTCGGTCATGGATGGCTCCGGATGTAATCAAGAGCAGCATCGCGGATAGCTTCAGGATTGATGTAGGGGAACTTCAGCTTGGAGCATTCATCCCAGGCGTCCAGTTCCTGGAGCGCATCCAGAATCAACCCGGCATCGGACCAGTTGTCGAAGGTCGGGTTTGACCAGAAGCGCTTGCCGTCCGCTGTACGCCAGTCTGGGCAGGAAGCGGCATCGCAATGTTTGGTGAGCCCCAGCAGCTTCTCGCAGATCAATGCGTTCTCAGCTGCAAACTGTTCGGGTGTCAGTTGGTCGCTCATATATTTCTCACGTGCTCGAGCTGTTCGCTCGTCAGTTCCTGGCGCCAGTCGGTGAAGTCGATGTTCCCTTTGCCGAGGTTGCAGCGGTCGCACAGCACCTGAAGGTTACTGAACTCCAGTGCCAGCTCAGGGAAGCGAGAGCGCGGCTTAATGTGGTCGACGTGGATCTGGACGCCGTCCTTGCGCGTGGCTCCACAGCACATGCAAGTTGCACCGTATCTCTTCAGTACGGCATATCGCAGCTGCAACCATTCCTGAGAGTTCCAGAACTTGTTCTCCAGCTTGCGCCACATCTTCCGTTGCTTCTTGGTGTGGCGCTTGGCAGCTTCCCGCGTCTCATGCTTGCCGTCAGGCTTCCATGACCAGCTGCTCACGGCCGCACCAGCTTGATACCGCGATTCTTCCCGGGTAGCAGCTGAATGCGACCTTTCCTTTCCAGTGCGATCAGATGATGCTGCACGGCATTCGGCTGGATGCCGAAGTGCTCGGCGATCTCGGCACGGGTTGGCGGCAGCCCATCCTCGATGCACTTCTCCACGTAGTCCAGGATTTGCTCCTGCCGCTCTGTTAGATCGGTGTAATCGTCGTCGCCCAGATGCCTCATACATGCCTCTTGTAATAAACGAGGCTGATGTTTTATCCACTGAGCAAACATCAATCAACAGCGAACGGCCCGATGTGAGCATCTGTCGACGATAGTTTGTTTCTATCGAAATCATGCCGCTTCGTCCTGCTTCAATCGCTCGTCGGTCAGCGCCAGCAACTCGCGCTCGGTCCCGTAGCAAGCCTTGAACTCACGCTTATGAAGTGCCAGCGACGGGCCGTAATGGACGTGCATTTCGCGGCTGCTCAGGTGCTCCACGCGTTCGCCGCGGTGATGCCACTTACAGAGCGGGATCGTTGCCATGTGTCCACCGGACAGCAGCCGAGTGCCCTTGTCGACAAGGTGGTGAGCTTCGGTCTGGAGCGGTTGCCGAACCTTCTCCATCTCACACGCGAGGCAGGGCAGGGCGTGGATGCGATCTAGGCGCAGCTGCTCGGCCTTCGTCGGCTTTCCGGTGGAATGCTTCAAGCGGCGCGCTCCATTGCAGACTCACGGAAGATGCGCGGGCACTCAATGCCGTACTGCTCGTTGGCGTGCCGCGCGACTTCTTCCTCAAGCTCGGGCGCGGTATGGCGTAGGATCGCTGCACAGATCGTCATTGCCGCGCCAAACTTCTTGATGAACTCGCCTTCGTCCGGGCAGTGGTCATAGTCGTAGGGCAGAGGAACGCGCAGGATCTCACCATCCAGCGTCATCATTTCCTCGCAGTGACCCGCTGCCAGCGCCACGGCGCGCCGGAACTGCTGAGCATCGGCGTAACGCTCCTGATTCGGGAACGTCACCTCGTTCAGCAACACCATGAACAGGCAGTGAGTCTTGTAATTGCGAGGGATGGCGATGTCAGCCCGAGATACTTGGTTGAGCTTCTGCCGCCTGTGGATCACCTGGGCCTGCTCGTCATGAGGAACCCAGCCGGTCAACGTCTTGCGGATGTAGCCTTTCATGCGCGCCTCGTCACGACAAAGCCGGAGAACGGATCCTGTCCGTTGAACCGGCGAGTACTGATCACGATGCCGTGCAAGGCGGCACGGCTGTACAGATGGCGGCGCAAGGATTTAGATGGCCGCTCCACGGTAAAGCTGTCTCCGACCGGCATCGTGTAGATCGGCCACTTGCGGTTGTGGGCGACTTTCATGCCGCGAGCCTCAGCAGCTTGTCGGCCTCTGCTCGGACCTCGGTCATGAATTTGATCGCCTCGGCCTCGTAGGATGTGATGTCGAATTCGGCGCGCTCCATCGTCACGTAGAACACCCGGAGCTTTTCGGGAAAGTTCGGGTTGTAGCTCATGAAGTGGTGACGCTTGGCGCCAGTGATCCACAGCTCGTGGCGGCATTGGTCCATGTACACCTTTGGGATCTTCTTCCCGAAGAGATATTCCATATGGTGGGCGTCGTTCGGGCACTTGATGCTCACCAGTTCGTCGAAGTCGCCTAGATGTGCATCAAGGGAGCAGCCGAAGTCATCACCCCTGGTGAGGAAGCCGGAACGCTGCAGGATGGCGCCGGTGAGCGATTCGAATTCGCCGAAGGCATCAGGCTCCAGATCCTTCCCGCGCTGCATGTCGCGCGAGGTGTAGCCATCCTCCTGCGGCTTGCCGGTGACGATCTCGAGCACCAGCTTGGCGCGCAGGTTCTTCCGGCCCGCGGACTCGCCGCTACCGCTTTTCGGCTTCGCCAGCATGTCGCTGGACACTGAACCGGTCAGTCGGCCGAGGCGGGCGGCATACCACTCTGGCGTGTTCTGCTCGCAGTTGATGATTTGGAAGGTCATGACCGGTCCGCCTTCTCGGCCTTAGCCTTGGTCTCACCCCACCACTGTTTCTGGTGCCTAGTGGTGTAGGTGCGAAGGTTCTGCGGCGACTTGTCCCATGCGCCTTTCAGTCGCTCCATGCCTTCATCCGCTACTGCGCCCATGTCGGCCTTCCAGTTCTCGTAGCCATTAGGCGCGGCGGGCGCCTGGCCGGGCCGATTGCCATCGGTGTCCTCGTTGGTCAGGGTGATGTTGAAGATGAGGCAGATCAGGTAGCGCCGGCCGTAGCTCATAGTCGAGCCGAAGCCATGCGTCATCGTCTTGTTCTGCGTGCCCTTTGGCCCGGTGTTGTCGATTGGAACGTCGGCATGATAGGTACGCTCATAGCCGCCAACGTGGGCGCATAGCGCGGTCACCCGGTAGTGGCCAGGAATGGGGCAGTCCGCCGTGCCATACGAAAGAGAGAAGCCGTGACGGGTATAGATCGGCACAGCCGCGTCCGTGACGGCCTCAAGGTCGGCGTACTTGGAATGAGTTTCCTTGTTCTCCTTGTTGCGCTTGATCTTGGGCATCTCGGTCTGCGCGAGGCGCATCGCCTCATTGAACGCGGTCTTGGCGTTCTGAGTCATGATGCGTTCCTGCATCGCGAGCAGCCGCTCCATTTTCTCGACATCAATGGCCGGGTTGGATGCGGCCCGCTCGATCACCTGGATCAGCGCGTTGGCGCTGCTCACTGGCTCGGGTGCCGACTCTCTCGTTACTACTGCGTTCATCTGCTAATTCCTTCCGAATCTTTCGACCTTCGATTACGTCGCGCTCCATCTTCTGGATAAGGCGCTCAAGCGGATCGTCGTCGCTCACGGTCGATCCTCCGCTTGGCAAGGTTCACGACGTTGGTCTGCGCGTGGAACTTCACCAGCGATTTCTCGGCCCGCTTTGCTTTCGGGCTGAGCGCGACTCTCGCCCGCCAAACCTTCTCGACCAGCGAGCACGACTCTTCGTAGTGGCCCCAGTCGGCGTAGTGACCGAATCTCACTGCAGCTCCTCGTCGACCAGCTCCTGAGCCTTGGCCAGCAGGTGGTCGAGTTGCACGCTGCGTATTGCGGCCAGCAGGTCTGTCGCCTTCTCCATGCCCAAGTCGCCGTCATTGAGGTACTTGGTCCATAGGACGCAGATGCGCTCGCGCGGCTTGTCGTCGATGCGCTGTAGCGCTTCGGTGAGCGAGTCCAGAACGTCGAGGTACCCGGTCTCCTCGACAAATTGAGGGATCTCGGTCGTCTCGAGGTGTGCCTCGTGCTCGGGGTGATACCGGGCAGCGTCGACGATCTCCTGGCGAAGCGTTCGCTTCCATGTGGGTACTGCGCTCATGCTGCTCTCCAGTTACGGCAAGCTTCATCGATCTGCTCGGGCGACATTTTCCAGATGCCGCTCCAGTCAATGTCCTTCGCCACAGCCGGAGACGTGATGATCGGGCTGCGCGGGTGCTGCTTCAGTTCCTGGCGGCTCTGAGCGATCAGGAATTCAGCGAGGTCGGCGTCTTGGTTCAACATGATCAGTCCTCACTCAATTGCTCAAGCAAGTCGTCAATCGCTTCCTGTTCCGTCGCACCGTGACCGACCGGGCCCAGGCTGAAATAGCCGTCCTGATCGCAGTCGGCGTCATACGTGTCGGCGTCGATCGCGCTCCAGTCCATGTTGCGGACAGGGATCGGCGGACAGACGTAGGTGGTCACGATGCGCACTGATTTCTCCATACCTGTTAAAAGCTGTGACTCGGACGGATACTTTCCGGCCTTGCGGCTGCAGCCGCCGACGCACGGTCACCCTGCGCGTGTCTCGTTACTTGTTTAACGCCACGGATCGGGCGTTCCTGCTTCGCTCTCACGGTGTATCTATTGGCGCGACCGGTAGGATTCGAACCCACGTTGTGCCGAGTAGAATTCGGCTGCCTCTCCACTAGGCTACGGTCGCGTGTATTCACTCTCTGGCTCTCCAAGAGATAGTCGTTAGGCCGCTGTGACTTGCAGGACGGCTTTGGCTTCATCCTCGGCATCCTTGCGGGCTTTCTCTGCATCGTCGTCCGCCAGCTTGGATGCGAACTCCAGCAGAGCGACGGCATGGCGCTGAATCGCTTGCGCCAAGTACTGGCCAAGGTAGTCGCTGCTGTTCGAGTAGCCGCTTGAACTGCCGTAGTAGCCATGCGATGCGCGAATCTGAAATTGCATCGGGCTCCAGTCGCCTTGGCCAAGCCCAGTGAATGTCACGGTGAATTGGTGCTTGTCGTTCTGCGTGGTGTCACGACCAAGAATCTGCGCCACGTTGCGTGCAACGTTCGATGCTGTTGTTTTGGCTTGCTGATATTTTTCGATCTTGGTCATGTTCTTCTCCAGAGTCATTGATGAATTCACAGTTGCGCGGGCATCGCGTTTCGCAGGGCGGTGGCGCACTGTGCAAATCGCTTCGCCTTGAACAGCAAGCTTCGGACTTGCTGCTTATTCCGGTCGTCTTCGCTCGCCAGCACGAGGTTGTGTCGCGACATGCCTTCGCACCATTCGGCAAGCGTCAGCAGATCTTTCCTGGCTCGTTTCTTTGACATCTGGCTATCCGTCACTTGGTCTCGGGCAAGTGCTTGTCCGCGTAGCGCCGAAGGGCTGCGGCACACTTATCAGCCGACCTCGACCAGTCACCCCATCGGCCAGCCGTTTCCGAATCGTGGCCTTCGAGTGCATCCATGCGCTCGTAGAACTCGGAGTCACTAACACCGACGAGATTGGTCCAGTCCTCGCCCTGGTATCCCAGGAAGTGCGCAATCCAGCCGAGCGCACAGCCGGGCGTCCCGCAGTGTTTCTTCAGCGGAATTTCGAACGAGAAGAAATTGAACTCACTCGGGAACTGCTCGACGTGGTCGGCCGCGAGCAGGACTGCGTTGCGAATTTTGTTGCTCATGAGTCGTTGTCCTATCGGCAGTGATGCATCAGGCGGCTTCCGCCCGTTCCCACGTGCTCTTTTCGCCGTCGAACCACTTGTCGAACAGGAAGGCGCAGCCGGCTTCCTTGTGTTCGTGCTTCGGATCCCACGAGCGCATCACCGTCGTGATGTGACGAAGTGCCTTTTGCTTGTCGACCCCTTCGCGCGGCACGAGTCCGTCTGTGGATTTCAGACCGCAGTAGAACCAATCGGAAAACAACCGATTGCCCCAGGTGCCGTAGTGCCGACGATACTTCTCATCCAGATCGCGGTATGCAGGCATCAGGTGATCGACCGAAGTCGGGAACGCCACGTCGAGGCCATCGATGTTGGCGGGTTGTGCAAACTTGTCGCTCATAGAGTTCATGTCTCCTGTTCAGTTGGCACCGACAACGCGCTCGATCTCCACGCCGATCGCTTCAAATGCGTCGACAGCATCCTCGGCATCGACCGGCATCTCTTCGAGCAGTCCGCCCGCGAATGCCAGTTCTGCCGCGAACATCACTCCGAGCGAGTCCAGCGCATCGCCTTGGAATACGTACTTCATGACACCAGCACGCAGTCAGTCGTGACGAAGAGCCTGGATGCGGGTGTCTGAGGGGATCATTTGCCTCTCCACTGTTCGACGCCGTCCTGATGGTCGTGAAAGGATCCGCAGACGATGTGTGCCAGCTCGTGGCCCCACACCGTCAGGCGCTCGTGATCGCGCTGACCACGCAGCGGCGGCAGGACCAAGGTCATCTGGCCGCGGGCGTTGGTGCCGGTGAAGGCGCTCACGAAATCCGGGCGTGTGGTCGCGTCGCGCGGCGTGTGAGCAAACATTTCCTGGATGCGACGCGGGTCACGGATCATCACCGTGAAGGACGCGACCTCACCGGTGTCGATGCACTCGGAGCGGAGCGGGGCGCCCTGGTCAGGCGTGGCGGCGCAGCCAGTGAGAGCTAGGGCGGCGATTACGATCAGTCCTTTCATTTGCCGTGCGTCGGGGTGGATCACTTGCTGCTCCCGGTGCCCGTGGTGTGGGCGTGGGAGTAGACTACGGCCGGCCGTAATAAATGTCAACGGGGAGCCGTAGGATTTTTCGATGGGGCACAAAAAACCCGGCCTGAGCCGGGTCTTTGTGGTTCGCCCTTATTGGGAGGGTCAGCCGGCCTTCTTCGTCTTCCGGCGCTCGGCGTCGATGTCGGCCAGGGCTTCGAGCAGTTTGGTCTCGGCGTAGCTACGCTCGATCATGTTGAGTTTGTTCAGCTTATCGATTGAAACGGCCTGGAACGGCCAGTCAGCCATCGGGGTCGGCGGCTCCTGGGAATACTCGGCCTCCGGCTCGCCCTTGTCCGTCTCCAGATAATAGGCATTGAGCTTCAGCTTGGCCGCTATGAGGTGCAGCTTCTTGCTTTCCTGGGAACGGTCGTTCTCCAGGTCGGCCAATCCTGAATAGCTCATCCCGACGAGCTTGGCGAATTCCGAGCGCTTGAATTTACGGTGCTCCCGCCACCATCGGACGCGGGGGCCAAGGGTGTCGAACTTCGGCAATCCTGGCGGTCTAGGCATGCGCACATTGTCACGGACTTCCGTAACGGGGAGCCGTCGTGTTGACTCTACGGCGGGCCGTAGTACACTCGGACCCATGACTACATGGGCATCGCGAGTATCGGACCTTCGGGCCACTGGGCTGACGCTGGCTGAAGTTGGCGAACGCATCGGTCTATCGCCCTCGGCGGTAAGCGACATCGAGCAGGGACGCACGACCGAGCCCAAAGGCGGGGCGGCACTGAAACTGGTGTCGTTGCATGAATCTGTTTGCTCCAAGACTTCGCCCAAGCTGGCCACAAGGCGCAAGGCGGGTTGATTCCCCTTCGTCACTGTCATCGTCGCCCCCATAAAAAAATTTGCCCAGATAATCGATATGCAACGATCAGCAACAAAGTTGAAAGACGTTGCACAACTGGCGCTGCTGCCTGAGCCGCCAAAGGTTGTGTCGAGGCCGGTGAGCTTCGACCGCATCTACACGCTCGACAGCACGCACGAAGCGCTGCTGTACGGCTGCGAACTCGCACGGCTCGCCCCGAAGCAGATTTACGGCGAGATGGGTATCGATAAGACCGCCTGGTCTCGCATCTCCACCGGCGAGTTCGATCTGGACGGCCGCGACATCAAACGTTTCAACACGGTGGTCCAGAACGACGCTTACCTGCTTTTTCTGAACCATCAGCATGGCTATGACCTCGCAGCCATGCGCAAGACGATGGACGACAAGGACCGCGAGATCGCTGATCTACGCGAGCAGCTCGAAGCAGAGCGTTTGAAGAACCGGCACATCATTGAGTACGAGCAGATGAAGGCCGGCCGCAAATGAGCGAGATCAGAGGCATCGCAAACAATCCCCATTTGTCTGGAAGCGCGGGTCGATCCGCCCGCCCATCCGTGATCCGTAACCGTTTTGAAATATGTACTACCGTCGCTGCTCCGCGACAACCCCAAACGCGTAGCGGTTTTCCGTCGGGCGGAATCGGCAATAACCTCACTTGCAGCGCGATTTCCCGCCCCCGCGCAGTTGACCTGTCCACGAAATCAGGGATAGCCCTACCCCTGCCTATCATTTGTGAATGCACGTCGAGCAGAGATGTGCATGGCCCGATTTCCTCGACCTCCGCGCGCAGTCTCCCCACTGCCTTCAAGCGCGGATTTGCCGGCGCTGCTTCGGTGGCGCCGGTTTTTTCTTATCTCATTTGGGATAGGGAGCACTCATGAGTTGTGAGCGACTCCCGATGTCACCTCCCGATCGGATCGGCGACTGGCATCACATCGGCGCCGTCTGGGACGAAGCCAATCGCGTGAAGGATCGAGAAGACGAAGCGCTCGACGCGATGAGAGTCAGCGGCGGGATGACGCTGGATCAATTTCTGGAAACAGCACGATGAAATCAAACCTGCCCGCACCAACAGCAAAGAACATCAACGAGGCGCATCGTTGCGCCAGGGAAAGCGCGGAGTGCGCCGTTGAATGGGCGGTGAAGTGCGGCCAGATGCTCGCGGCGAAGAAGGAAGAACTGGATCACGGCGAGTTCACTGCCTGGGTTGAGAAGAATTGCGATTTCTCGGCGCGCAGCGCCCGGCTGTACATGAAGGCCGCCGAGCAAAACGGCAACGCGTTGCCGTTTTCATCCCTGCGTCAGTTGCTCGCGCCGGCCGCCGAAGCCACGCCGAAGCCGAAATCAGATACCCCAAAGGGGGCGGTCTCTGTTGTGAAACCGAAAGGTACAGAGGAAACCGGCGCCGACCGGCCCGCTGCCCCCGCTACGTCGCCCGCAAGGGCAAGCCAACCCCCGGGTGCGGAGATCCGTCCCGGGGTGCGGCCGGCAGAACTTGTCGAGGAAGACTCGGACGAGCCGGAGCGGCCGGACGATATAGATGAGGACGCCGCGCTCGCTGCAGCAGAAGCGGACTACTCGCGCCGTGTCGACGCCGTGATGCAGTCCGACGACAAGTTGGCCGAGGCGAGGGCGCAGCTGAAACAGCAGGCAGCACTGATCGGCACGCTAGAAGCGACACGCGACGGCTACATGCGCGGCAAGGACGCCGTAACGAAGATGCTGCAGGCCGAGCAGCGCAAGGTCGCCAAGCTTGAGAAAGAGAACAAGGCTCTGCGTGATCGTCTCTCTGCCGTGGAGGGCAAGGCGGCATGAACGGTCAGCTGTTCGAGCCGGATTTCTCTGGTGTCAAGATGAAGGAGCCGCGCGTCTGCCAAACGCGCGCGATTGAGTTGCTGCGTCAGGGTTACCGCAACGGCCATCACCAGCAGATCCTTGTGATGCCCACCGGCTCTGGCAAAACGATCACGGCGATGATGCTCATCTACGAGGCGCTGAAGAAGGGCAAGCGCGCGACGTTTGTCTGTGACCGAACGGCGCTCATCAATCAGACCAGCGCGGTCGCCGACGGTCTCGGGCTGACGTGCCACGCGATTGTTCAGGCCAATCACCCGCGCCGGGACAACTCAATGCCGCTGCAGATCGCGAGCATCCAGACCATCCAGGCCCGCGGCTACTGGCCCGAGTCGGATCTCGTGGTGCTCGACGAGGCACACACCGTTTACGCTGCCGCGGTGGAACTGCTGGAGCGTAAGACGGTGCCGGTGCTCGGGCTCACGGCCACGCCATGCACGGCGGGCCTTGGGAAGTTGTATTCCAATGTCGTCAACGCGGCGACGATGGATGAGCTGACGCGCGAAGAAATCTTGGTTCCGCTGCGTATCCTGACTTGCGTTACGCCCGACATGGCTGGCGCCAAGACATCGGGCGGCGAATGGACGGCTAAGGCCGCTGCCGAACGCGAGCTGACCATCGTCGGCGACGTGGTGGCCGAGTGGGTCAAGCATGGCGAGGGGCGCAAGACGATCGCATTCGGTGCCGACATCGCCTACTGCGAAGAGTTGGTGCGCCGGTTCAACGAGATCGGAATAAATGCAGCCTGCTACACATCCGAGACGCCCGACGACGAGCGCCTGGAGTTGGTGCGCGAGTTCAGCAAGCCTGATTCCATCATTCGCATCCTGGTGTCTGTATCCGCGCTGGCCAAAGGCTTCGACGTGAAAGACGTGGGCTGCATCATCGATGCGCGCCCGCTGCGCAAATCCCTGTCCGAAGTCATTCAGATGTGGGGCCGTGGTCTGCGGTCATCTCCTGAGACGGGGAAGTACGATTGCATCCTGCTGGATCACTCCGGCAATGCACTGCGCTTTCACGATGACTTCGTCGACGTTTACTACAACGGTTTCGGCGAACTGTCGTCGGCAGAGAAAATGGACGGCAAGCCGAGGCAGGAACCCGAGGACTGGGAGCCGGCCGGGTGCCCGCAGTGCAAGCGCAAGCCGTTCCGCAAGCGCTGCCTCGCATGCGGATTTGAGAAGCCGACGCAAACCCTCATCGATGCCACGCCTGGCCAGATGCAGGAAATCATGATCGGCAAGAAGAAGGCTGCTGCGAATGAGGCCGACATGTGGGCGCAGCTTTGCACCTACGCGCGGATAAATCTCAATTCTGAGAAGAAGGCCGGGTGGTGCTGGCACAAGTATCAAGAGATCGTTGGCAAGAAGCCGCCGCGGTCATTCCAGTTTGATACGGCGCCGGATGTGCCGGTGAGTCCTGCCCTGATCGGCAAACTCAAGAGCATGCGCATTGCCTACATCAAGGGGCGCAAGGCAGCATGACGCTCACCGAAGCCATCATTGCCGCTGGCATGACGCCGCCAGCCCGGATCGTTCCTAACAAATGGATGCGGTTCCCTGGTGTCGGCAAGGGCAGTTCGAACCGCTCCGGCTGGTGCAAGCTCATATCGCCGACGCTGGCAGTGTTCGGGGACTTCTCTAGCGATACCAGCGCGACTTGGCACGACGAAACACAAGTCGATGCGGCGACGGCCGCCAAGATGCTCGAGCAGGCGAGGGCGCAGTCTCGCGAGTACGCACGCCAGCAGCGGCAGCAACAGTCCAGGGCCGCTGACAAGGCCGCAAAGATGATTCGCGAAGCCACAATGAGCACGCATCCGTATCTCGTGCGCAAGGGCTTCCCGAGTCTTCTCGGCTTGGTTCACGACGGCAAGCTGCTTGTCCCGGTGCGCGATGCGACTGACTACGCACGCGTGATCAGCGTGCAGACGATCGACGCGAATGGCGTGAAGAAATTCCTGCCGGGCGGACGCACCAGATGCGGCGTGTATCGCATTGGCGTCACGCCTGCGCTCGCTAGGCGAGTCGTGCTGTGCGAAGGGTACGCGACTGGCCTGAGCCTCCACGCGGCGCTCCAGCGGCTTCCTGGGCCGTACACGATCATCGTTTGTTTCAGCGCAGGCAATCTCGAAGCGGTCGCGCAGTACTTCCCTGGCGCGCTCGTGTGCGCAGACAACGATGAATCGAAGCGAGGCGAAGAGGCGGCGCGTGCAACGGGACTGGAGTGGCGCATGCCGCCAGATGTCGGCACCGACTTCAACGACATGCATCGGAAGTGTGGCGTCTTTGCGGTGACGGAGGTGTTGCGAGCCTAGTCCGTTACCGCTGCGTCGGGGGCCATGATTTAACCACGGCGACGCAGCTTGATACCCCTACCGTGGGTAGACGCTGAAACAGGGGAATAAGGGTGGCGAAGCTAGCGCCCTTGCGTCGAACGGCTGGCGAGTCATGCGGCTCCATCCGACATGTAAAGGCAGAATTCAGGAGGCTGAGTTCTGCCCACCAAACCAACATGAAGAGAACTCTTCTTCTTAGGTAGATGAGGTTTGAAATGGATAGCGGAATCCGTGGGCGAATCGCGCAGTGATTGCGGTAATTATCGAGTACGCGGCGGATACGTGGATGGAAATTTCTGGCGCGCGTTTGAAGTTGCGACGGGAAGGCTGATCGTGGCGAGTAGCGACAAAGAGTTTGTGAAGTGGCGATGCGAGACGCACGCCAGCAATATTGGAGATGATCTTTGACTCAGCGCACGCGAATGGCCACAGCCGCAAATATCGGGCTGTCACGCCTGCAATGCTCGACCTGCAAGGTTGAGACGCTGCACAAGGGCGAGGGCTGCATTCACTGCGGCACGCTCTACCGCATCTCGGCGCCCCAGAAGATGACGCTACGCCGAGCGTGGGCACAAGACGCCGCGATGTCGAAGGCAAAGCGGAGGAAGCGCAATGCGCGGTAAGCGAGCGCTCAGCCCGGAGGATGAGGCGGAACTGCTTCGCCTCGATGACCTGCGATACACGCTGCGGGATAAGAACCTCGCCCTCATGTTCAACGTCGCGCCCAAAACGCTGCGTGACATCCTCAGCAGGAAGCGGCGAGAGCGCATAGAGCAAGCCGAACGGAAGTTCGGGCAAAAATGCGGTTCTGATGCAGCCGCTTGAATGCTACATAGCGCGGCATGCCGACGCGCAAGTCCAATCGCAAGCAACCGAGAAAGCCGGGGCGACCGACGGCCTACAAGGATCAGTTTTGTCAGGAGGCGGCCTCTCGATATGGCGAGGGTGCCACTGACATCGAGGTCGCGGATGCTCTCGGCATCGATGTGCGCACGCTTTATCGCTGGCACCACGAGCACCCTGAATTTCGTCAGGCGTCCCAACTGGGCAAGGATGCAGCTGACGCGCGTGTCGAGCGCTCGCTCTACAACCGCGCTGTCGGGTACTCGTACGACGCCGTCAAGATCATGCAGAACAACGGCCGGCCGGTGGTGGTGCCGTTCCGAGAGCATGTCCCGCCGGACACGGGCGCCGCGATCAAATGGCTTTCCAACCGTCGGCCCGACGAGTGGCGCGAACGCATGGAGCATACCGGGCCAAATGGCGGCCCAATCCCGGTGGCGGTCGTAAATGTCAGCCGTACAAGTTCCGCTGGACATTCAGCTCCATGACAGGCAATTCGATGCATTCGAGTCGCCTGCAACTGAGATTCTTTACGGCGGCGCTGCGGGTGGTGGGAAATCATTCCTCATGCGCGTGCTGGCCATCAT